GGGTTGCGGATCGTGCCGATCTTTTGGCCAAGGCCGCCACCATCGCAAAGGATGTGAAGGCAACCGGCCTGTCGGACGCAGACATTCGCAAAGCGGTTGTCTCGGCAAAGCTTGGCGACGCCGCCGTCACAGGCAAACACGATGCCTACATTGAAGCGCGCTTCGACATGTTGGCCGAGGATGCCGCCAAGGGTGATGGCTTTGCTGCTGTCGCTATCTCGGGTATCACCGGGGATGCCGCTGGCGCTACGGTTGCCGACAAGGCCTACATGGCAAATGTCACAAGCATGACGGACGCCTGGAAGGCTCCCTCTGCACAGAAGGAGGCCTAAAAATGGCTGTTCAAGAAACATATCTCGACAACATGGCCGCTGCCTACAATGGTATGGTCGCGAACACTGAACCAAGTGTCTTGGTGTCAAAGGAAGTCGAAACAACAGCGGGCGTCGGTTTTGGCGTCCCCGTTATCCAGGGTACGGCAGATGGCCAGTGCGACGTTGTTGCGGCCAGCACAAATGACGTGATCGGTATTACGGTGCGCGATCAGTCCACCACTTCTGACACCTTCTCTGTCAAGGATACGGCACTGTTGATCCGTAAGGGCGTTATTTGGGTGACGGTCACGGACGCTGGCGGCGTGTCTGCCGGTGATGACGTTTGGGTGCTGGTTTCCAACGGCACTTTCTCGAATGCGGACGCCGGAACTGACGGTTCGATCAAGCTGGCGGGTTGCCGCTGGGAAACGACAGGTGCCAACGGGGCGCTTGCACAAATCCGCGTCAATCTTGACGTTCCGGCTGTTGCCGGTGCCAGCTAAGGAGGCTGAACAATGACAATCATGAACACAGCGCAATTCAATGATGCCATGCAGGCTTCCTTGGGTTTTGCGCAGAAGCAAACTTCGCACATCGAGGCGGGCGTCTATCAGTTCAAATATCCTGAACTGGACTATGCGTCGCTGATCCCGGTTGACACATCCGCTGGCGAGTTTTCCAAGTCCGTCACCTACTACTCGATGGACGGAGCGGGTGACGCCAAATGGCTGAACGGCAACGGCAAAGACGTGCCGGTTGTTGGTGCGCAAATGAACCAGCACGAGACGGCGGTTCACTCGGCGGGCATCGGCTACAGCTATGGCTACGAGGAAGTGAACCAAGCGCGTATGCTTGGGATTTCTCTGGACGGCGAAAAGGCCCGGATCGCACGCCGCGCATATGAGGAAATGGTTTATGACATTTCCTTTTCCGGCGACACCGACAAGGGGTTTGAAGGCCTGTATGCTTACACGGGCGTTCCATCGGCATCGGTTGCTGCCGATGGCACCGGGTCGGCAACAGCATGGTCCACAAAGACGCCTGACCTGATCAACCGGGACTGCAACAACCTGCTGACCGGCATCGTGACGACCACGAAAGAGACGGAGCTTGCCGACACTCTGATCCTGCCGACTGAGCGCCTGCAATACATGGCCTCAACTCGCATGACTGACACAGGTGACAGCATTCTGACCTATTTCCAGAAGGCCAATATCTACACTGCGCAAACCGGCCAGCCTCTGACCATTCGTGGCAAGCGGGGCCTGCTGACCAAGGGCGCAGGCGGCACCGCGCGCATGATCGCGTATCGTCGCGCTCCCGATGTGCTGAAACTGCACGTCCCAATGCCCCACCGCTTTTTCCCAGTGCAAGTCGAGGGGTTTCAGTTCACCATCCCCGGCATGTTCCGGTTGGGTGGCTTGGATATTCGCCTGCCCAAGGCGGTTTCCTACGGCGATGGCATCTAAGTGCTTTCAGGGAGGGGCTGCGCAATCGGCCCCTTCAATGAGCGCACAGGAGTGACGATATGAAAATCACAAACACAACTTCTAGCGATTTGGGCTTAGGTTCTGGCACCGTGATTCCGGCTGGTTCTTTTGCAGAGATTGGGGCTGATGAATTGGCGCAAGCCAAGATGTCGCCAGTCGTTCAGGCGTGGTTCTCAGATGGTTCACTGATCGTACAAGATGGTGAGAAGCCAACACCGAAACGTCGCGGGCGCAAGCCAAAGGCGCAGAAAGCATGACGGCTACAGTCGCCGGGTGGATTTCTTACGCGGCTGATCGTGGTGATACCGTTGCGGACGATACGGCTAGCGCACAGGCGTTGGTGCGCGGTACGGACTACATTGCACATCACTATGAAAACCGCTTCGGTGGCGCTGTCACGGTTGACCAGACGATTGTTGACGCAGCCACATATGAAGCCGCAAAACTTGAGCTGGCAACTCCTGGCTTTTGGTCCAACACGTATACGCCAGATCAGCAAAAGGTTTTGGTGGCGGTTGATGGGATTAAGTGGCAGGTGCGCGGCGATGCATCGGGTGCAGACGCGGCGACACCGGTTAGCACGCGGATTGAGGGAATGTTGCGGCCCTACATGGTGACTCTAGCCGGGGCTTATGTCGCATGAGCGGGGCAGTCATCGCAGCGGAAATCAAAGCAGCTCTTGGCGAGGCGGGCGAGGCTACCGGTTCTGGCAAACTGACCTTCACCATTACCCGCCCCGGTACGATTGACGAAAGCACCTACCCGCCCACGCACGGGACGCCCGAGACGTTCACATTCACGGGCATTATCGGTGCATACAGTGATCGGGACAGGGCTGGTACGAATATCCGCGAGGGCGAGGTCAGGTTGACCCTGGACGCGGGTAATACGGAAATTCAAAACGACGATACCCTTGTCGCTGCGGGGCGCACCTATCATATTGAAGCGATTGCCGCGATGCGCGTCGGGGGTGTCGTGCTGATGTGGAAAATTAGAGCAAAGGGTGCCTGATGCCCCGCGACACGCGAAAAGCCTTTCTGGAACAACTAGACGCCATACGTCCCGGAATGGCGCAAGCGTTTCTTGAGGCCATTGCTGATCTTACCAGCGTATCACAGATCCGTGCGCTAGAGGCTGCCATTGATCGAGGTGACCTGGAGGGTGCCTTCCAAGCCTTGCGTTTGGGCCGAGAATTCTTTGCCCCGCTTGACCAGCAAATAACAGATGCCTTCCAAAAAGGTGCCACGTGGGGGTTGGCAACTTCTATCCCAAAGCGCCAACAACAGGCCGGGCTGATAGTCCGGTTCGATGCCCGAAACCCACGGGCCGAACGCTGGGTGCGGGAAGCGGCGGGAAACCTGATAACGGAAATTGTGGACCAGCAACGAACAGCAGTCCGTGGGGCGGTGCAGGCCGGGATAGAGGCGGGTCAGGGGCCACGTAAGACGGCACTGGACATTGTGGGCCGGATGGATGGCAATCGGCGCAAGGGCGGCATTTTGGGGCTGCACAGCAGGCAGGCAGATGCGGTTGCAAAGGCGCGTGCCGAACTGTCCAGTTTTGACGGAATGCGAGATTACCTTAGGCGCGGTCGCCGTGATCAGCGTTTTGACAAATCGGTCGCAAGAGCAATTCGAGACGGCAAGGCATTAACGCCCGCACAAATCGAACGTATCTCGGGACGGTATGCGGATCGGCTCTTGAGCTTGCGGGGTGAAACAATAGCCCGAACGGAATCGCTGCGTGCCTTTAGTGCGGGCCGCATGGAGGGAACGCAGCAAATGATTGATAGCGGTCAAGTTCCAGCATCGGCGGTCAAGTTGGTATGGCGGGCAACCCCCAGCGGTCGGACGCGCGACACTCACGCCGAAATGAACGATCAAGAGGTTAATTGGGGCCAACCGTTTGTAAGCCCATCCGGGGCCATGATGATGCATCCCGGCGACACCTCATTGGGCGCGCCGGGCGAGGAAACCATCCAATGTCGATGCTCTGTAGTGAGCCGCATTGATTTTGTATCGCTTGCGGTCTGATGGCCGATAGCTTTGCGGCGCAAGTTCGCAGGTGGTCAGACAAAGCTAACCGCAATCTTGATCTTGTGGTGAAGGAAGCTGCGCAGGGTGTTTTTGAGGATTTAAGCCGGACGCAGGCCAGCATATCTGAGACGGGCACGTTCACGGTTGGCTTCACGCCGGTTGATACCAGCAACTTGGTCAACACCATGATCGCCACGTTGAACGGCGGCATCGTGGGCCACGGAAACACCGGATACACGGCAGCCATCGTCGGCATGGAGATGGGTGACGTTGTGACGTTTGCTTACACGGCAGAATATGCGCCTCCGATTGAATACGGGACCGACGATTTTCCTGGTCGGTTTATGGTTCGCGAGGCGATCAATGGCGGCGGCGGATGGCAGGGCCGAATGGACTCTGCGGCGGCTAAGTTTAGGGACTAAAGAAAATGAGCGTCACACTGGCCCAAAAAGCGCTTCTGGAGCGCCTGCAAGACATGCCGGGGCGTCCTGCTATGGCGTACCCCAACGGCCCATCAGTAACGGCATTACCGCGCATCGTGGCGCAAAACGCACCGACCGCACAACGAACCTCCACTCTTGAGGGTCAGACAGAGGGAATGGCGGAAATCGTCGTTCGTGTCGAAGGTGAAGCTGGTGGGTACGATGCGGAGGTTAACGGCATCATTGAAAGCATTGTCGATCATTTTCCGGTTGGATTGCGCACAGACAGCGTGACAATTGTTGAGGCTCCCTTGCCTCGTCCCGCCATACCCGGAACGGCGGTTTATTCGGTCCCTGTGATTATTCGGGGCCGCTTCCACTTTTAACCCGCGCAACAGCGCACAAACTTGCCCCGTCAGCGGGGTTTCTTTGCATGACAGGAGGCCGAGATGGCACTTGCAGGACTTGAGAACACCACCGGCACGACGATTTACGTCAGCGCGGGCGAACCAGCGACATATGACGTGGCGGGCTTTGAGGCCCTCACATGGTCGCAGGTTGTTGGCACCGTATCATTCGGGGAGTGGGGCGACAGTGAAGCTGATGTTTCCGAACCACTGCTTTCTGAGGGTCGCGTGATCCACACCAACGGCGCAAGCGATGGTGGCGAAGTTTCCATCGTCATTCAAAAGCGCACCACCGATGCGGGGGCCGATATTCTGGAGACGAAGGGCGGCACCAATGATTCCGTTTCGTTCAAAAAAATCTACGGCGAAAGCGGCGATGGGGAATATGGCGTTGGCGTTGTAACATCGGCAAAGCAACGCGAGGCAGGCAGCGACACGGTGCGTGGGTTCACGCAAATGGCGCGGATCAACACAAAGGTCTATAAGTACACCGCTGCTGAGATTGCGGCCGCCTGATGGATTTCTCGAACTTCAACACGGTTGACGGATCTGAGGAAGGTCGCTTTCTGCACCTGCGTCACCCGTCAACCAACGCGCTTCTATATGAGGGCGAGGGCGACAACCGTATCAAGGTTGGCATTTGGTTGCGCGGGATCGAAAGCAAAACGGTTCTTGAGGCTATCAACGCTGACAAGCGCCGCGCCACAAAGGGTGAGGATGCAGACGAGGAATTCGCAACCGTTTCCGCGCTGGTAATCCGGTTTCAGGGCCTGCATCGCGGCAAGAAAGAACTGACGACAGGCAACGATGCTTTGCGTTGGTTCTTTGACCAGTCATCGCTTTTGGTTCAAGCGGTTCTCGACTTCACGTCCAAACCCGCAAATTTTCTGCCCGCAGCGTCGAAAGACTAATCGTCGCTGCGTCGCAACTTGGCTTTTTGCACGCACCCCTTGAGGGCGGCAAAGAGACGCGATTTGACCAAATCACCAAAGCCCGCCGTGCGCCGCCCATGCCTGAATTTGATCGGGAAAGCTATCTTTGGGTTGCATTCATGGAAAACGGAATGACTGCGGCCCGTTCAAACGGTGAGCGGTCTTTGCAGGTTTCAGACCTGATCGGGTACGCCAACGTCATACCATCCCTTGTCGAGCCTTGGGAGTTTAGGGCCGTGGTCGCAATGAGCCAAGGCTACATCCGAGGGTACAATCGGGGCACAAATGCGCTCGGAATTCCACCCATGGATGATGAAAACTGGAGTTCCGATAAATGGTAGATGTCGCAACGCTTGGTGTGAATGTCGATACGCGGACGGCCAAGCGTGCGGAAACCGATTTGAACCGGTTTGCGCGATCCGCCGATAACGCAGAGCGGTCAACAAAGAGGCTTGGCGCAACATCTCAAGTGGCTGGTGCTGGCCTTGCGAAAATTGGCAGGCTTGCCGCCGTTGCGGCTGCGGGCTTTGCCTCGATGCAGACAATCCAAGTCGCAACCCGTCATGCTCTGGAGTTCAATTCAGCGGTTCGCGAGGTCAGCACGCTTCTCCCTGATGCGGCGACAGGTATCGAACAAGTTTCCGTGGCCTCACGCGAGCTGGCGAAAACATACGGGGGGTCTGCAACTTCACAGGCGCAGGCGTTCTATCAAGCCATTTCGGCAGGCGCTGGTTCGGTTGCTGAGGCAAATGAACTTCTGGACGTTTCCAACCGCCTCGCAATTGGTGGCGTCACAACCGTCACGGTTGGCGTGGATGCTCTAACCACTGCGGTAAACGCATACGGCCCGTCTGTGTTGAACGCTCAGCAGGCGTCGGATGCGCTGTTTGTCGGTATGCGGGCTGGCAAGACAACCGTTGCAGAGCTTGGGGCGTCTCTTGGTAACGTCCTGCCTATCGCATCGTCTTTGGGTGTTTCGTTTGATGAAACCGTCGCGGCGACGGCGGCACTGACAACGCAAGGCTTGACGACTGCTCAGTCTGTGACGGGTCTGCGGGCGGCTTTGACAGCGGTAACTGGACCAACAAAGCAAGCCTCAGATTTGGCCAATTCCTTGGGCCTTGAATTCAATACGACTTCCCTTCGGGCGAAAGGCCTCGAAGGTTTCTTGTCCGATGTGATTGCAAAATCTGGTGGTAGCGCTGATGCGATGCGCGCGTTGTTTGGCTCGGTTGAGGCAACCACGGCGGTTCTGGCCTTGGCTGGTGGTGGCAGTGAAAAGCTTACCGCCATTCTTGAGGACATGACGGGCAAGGCCGGGGCGACTAATGCGGCCTTTGGCCTAATGTCGCAAGACGGTGCGCAGCGACTTAGCGTTCAGCTTGCCATCATGCGTGACAGGCTAATCACGGTGGGTCGCGTGGGTGTTGTTGTGCTTGTGGCCGCTCTGGAGGCGTTCAACGGAACGTTGACCTTTGTTGGCGATAATATCGGCTATCTCGCGGGTGGGCTTGCTGGTCTGGCCCTAACGCAACTGCCAGCAGTCGTTGCCGGAATGTCCGCCCTGGCCTTTTCTACGGTCACAGCAACGGCTGCCATTAGTGCGCAAGTCGCTGCCTTGGTCACCCTTCGGGGTGCATTGGTGGCAACAGGCATTGGCGCGCTGGTAGTGGGCGCGGGGATTCTCGCACAGCAGTTCGTTGAACTTGTTCGTAAGGTGGGCGGGTTTGGCGCTGCTATGGGCGTCCTGCAAAAGGTTGCTCTGGAGGTTTGGGACAGAATTAGGCGCGGGGGTTCGCTGCTTGGCGAGGCAATGGGCTTTGTCGCAATGGGCATCCAAGGCGCGTTCGTTTCATCATTTGCAGCCATTGCGACGCAATTCGCCAGCCTTACCGGCGCGATTGCCGATGGCATGAATGCCATCCTTGGAACAAATATCCAAGGGATTGGCGCGGGCCTTGCAGAGGGGCTGACCTCCAAAGGGGACTTTCTGACCGGGGGTGCGCAGGACGGGTTGTCAAGCATAGGGCGCTCATTGGCAGGCTTGACAGCCGAGCCGTTCGAAGCGTTATCAAATCTGGATGATCTGCAAGAAACTGCTGCTGAAACCACGACTTCTATTGAGGATTTGACTGCTAGGATTGGTGAGATTGGCGGCGCAGGGGACGCGGGCGCGGCGGGCATAGAAAAGGCCACGGGCGCTGCAAAGGAATTGTCCGACGAAAGCAAGCGGGCTGCTGACAGCTTCGGTGATCTTGCCGCAAGCGTTTTGACCGGCGCGCGAAAGATTGGTGACGTGATTTCACAGCTTGCCAACAAGCTTCTTTCGTCTGGTATCAGCAGCCTTGCAACGGCCATTGCGCCCGGCTTGTTTGGTTCGGGTGGGCTGTTTGGCGCAGGCGGATTGCTAAGCTTTGATGGCGGCGGATACCCGGGGAGCGGCGCGCGCTCGGGTGGCCTAGATGGCAGGGGGGGATTCTTGTCGCGGATGCACCCGCACGAAACCGTAATTTCTCACCACAAAGGCCAAAGCCCCG